ATGTAACCGATGTAACAATGGCAGCAAAGTACGATATATACGTTGGGGAAGAAAAAGTACATACCTCTGTTTCAGAGGACGAAATGATGGACATTACGCAAACCTTTGCTGATGAATTTTATTCCGTTGGTACTCCCCATCCTGATGATGTACGAGTTGAGTATTTGGGCGATGATACCGAAGACGAGTAAAATCCGACACAACAAGTGGCTACGGAGAGTTTATTAGTCTTTTTATCAACTGGGGAGTCTACGGACTCCCTTTTTTTTGCCTCTAAATAGATAAATACACGAGATCGTAGTAAAAGTGCCAGTTCAGAAAACATCTCAAGGATTCAAGGATATTTCGCTTTCATTCAAGCGTCACCCAGTAACCAATGATGTGCTTCCTCTAAAAAATGAGGATGCAATCAAGAGGTCTGTTCAGAATTTGGTAAGGACACAGGTAGGTGAAGTATTTTTCAATGAACTTATTGGAACAAAAGTTGAGGCTGCTCTTTTTGAGTTAGCAAGTGATGATTTCATAGATCCCATAAAAAATGAGATCGAAACAGTTATCACAAACTTTGAACCTAGAGTTTTATTGAGAACAGTACAAGTAAATGCTTTTCCAGATTCTAATGCTGTTGATATCAAAATAGGATATGACATTGTTGGAATCTCTGCTCCATCTCAATCAATCAACTTTGTACTAGAACCAACTAGGTTATAATGGCACTGCAACAATACACCAACCTCAATTATGAGGACATAAAAACCTCAATCAAAGATTATCTTAGGGCAAACAGTACGTTTACTGACTTTGACTTTGAAGGTTCTAACCTATCTGTTCTTATAAACTTATTAGCATACAACACATATATTACAGCGTTCAATACAAACATGGCGGTGAATGAGACATTCATCGACAGTGCGACAATAAGAGAAAATGTAGTATCACTAGCAAGAAATATTGGATACGTTCCTAGATCTAAAAGAGCAGCAACAGCAAAGGTAGATTATTTCATAACTGATCTTGATAGCACAGTAACTCAAATCAAGTTCCAAGCAGGTATAATATCAAACGGTAGAGTATCTAATACAAACTATATTTTCTCTATACCAGAGCAGGTTACAGGCACCGCAGAGGGTGGAGCAGCTGTTGGTACACTTGACATATTCCAAGGACAATATCTAGAAACAAATTTTGTGGTTGATGCATCACAAAAAAATCAAAGATATGTTCTTCCTAATGATAATATAGACACATCTACCATAAGAGTAAAAGTAAGAGATAATGCTACGTCCACTACAGAGACAGAATTCAGTTTAGTTGATAATATTCTTGGCATCACATCTACTTCAAACATTTACCTAATACAAGAGACAAGTGATGAAAAATATGAACTCCTTTTTGGTGACAATATCTTTGGAAAAAAATTGGATAGCGGAAACGTGGTGGAGATATCCTATATCCGCACTAATGGTTCTGCAGGTAACGGTGTTAGAGATTTCCAATTCGCTGGCAAAGTTATAGATCAAGATGGTGCACTTCTATCAAATTATACTCCCACTCTACAGATGCAGCAACCGTCTGATAATGGTGATGAGATAGAATCCCTACAAAGTGTGAAATACTACGCTCCTAGACGCTATGCGTCGCAGCACAGAGCAGTTACAGCATCTGATTATGAAGCAATACTGCCAACTGTATATGCAAACATTGAATCTGTAAGTGCATATGGTGGAGAAGATCTAAGTCCTCCTCAATATGGAAGAGTGTTCATCGCAGCAAAACCTAGAAATGGTAATTTCTTATCTGACTTTACTAAAAAACAAATTCTATCATCTCTCAAGAGTTATTCAGTGGCAGGTATCGTTCCTGAATTTGTAGACCTGAAGTTCTTGTATGTTGAGGTTGATAGTACGATTTATTATAACGCAAACTTTATTGGTGATCCAGATAATCTCAAGTCTGAAGTTGTTAGTGCCATTACATCATTTGCAGGTGGAGTTGATCTGAATAAATTTGGAGGAAGATTCAAGTATAGTAAGGTTCTTTCGCTCATAGACAGCGTAAACACCTCTATCACTTCTAACATAACAACAATAAGAATCAGAAGAAATCTCAATGCAAAAATCAATCAATTCGCACAATACGAACTATGTTACGATAACGAGTTTTATTGTCCTAATAATTCTTATAATATCAAATCAACTGGTTTCTCGATTTCAGGAACAGTTGGCACAGTTTACTTCAGCGATGAGAAGATAGCAGGCACAAATAAAGGCAATCTGATACTTTTCCAAATTGTATCAGATGCTGATATAAAGATTCTCTCAAAATCCTTTGGTACAGTTGATTATAAGAAGGGAGAAATCATTATAGATACTGTGAACATTACATCTACTGTTGAACCAAATAATATAGTTGAGGTTCAAGCAATTCCATTATCAAATGATGTACTAGCGAGAAAGGAATTGTACTTACAGTTTAGTGTCAACAAGAGTAACTTCTTTATGAGGCAAGATGCTATTGCGTCAGGTGCAAATACATCAGGAACAAGATTCGATGTTCAGTCAAGTTACTCAAATGGAGCAAAGGTAAGAGGTGCTATTATATCAAGCATTTCGGGATCAACTCAATTGGTTGGATATGTTGATGGTCAACCATACTTCGGTCCTTTCCATTCAATGAACAACGGTCAGAAGATGACAGGATCATCTCATTCTGCTTCAAGTAAAATTATAACATCAACACCATCAACTCTTTCTGATTCTGGATCTTCATCATCCACTATTTCGTCATCAACATCAACATCATCAACATCATCTGGTAACTCAGGGTCTGGATATTAATGATAGAAACATCAATAACCAAAGTCAAAATCCATGAGATTGTTCAGGGACAGATACCTGAATATATTTCATTTGATAATCCTAATTTTGGAGAGTTTGTAGAACAATACTATCTCTCCCAAGAATTTCAGGGTGGAGTCGTAGATATTGCAGATAATCTTGTAGAATATAAAAGTCTTGATTTTCTCAACAATGAGACTCTGACTGGTTTTACATCACTAACAGCAGCAGTTGACAATAGAGGTTCAACAATATTTGTTGAATCAACAAAGGGATGGCCATCTAGTTACGGTCTATTGAAGATAGATGATGAGATAATCACTTATACAGGAATAGGTAGCACATCATTCACAGGGGTTGTGCGTGGTTTTACTGCTATTGAGAATAATAGTAAAACAAATGAACCTGAGAGTCTCACATTTACAAACTCTGGTGTATCAACACATAGAGTGGAGTCTCGTGTTCATAATCTCAGTAATGTATTTTTGAATCAGTTTCTAAAGAAACTCAAAAAGCAGGTTCTACCTGGTTTCTCGGAAAGAAAACTAAATGATGGACTGAATCAACCCAATTTTATAAGACAGGCGACTGACTTCTATAAGTCAAAGGGTACAGAGGAAGCGTTCAAAATATTGTTTGGTGCGTTATATGGTGAGAAGGTTGAAATGATTCAACCCGCAAAAAACATGATTCGTCCATCAGATGCGGATTACTTAGTCGCAGATGTTGTACTTTGCGAAGCAATAAGCGGAGATCCTCTCAAGATTGAAGGACAAACATTATTTCAAGGAGAAGTAAGTGGATCAATATATCGTGTAGAGAAATCATTTATAGGTGGTAAAGATTATTATCAGATAGGTATATCAAAAGAAACTCAGATTGGTGCCTTTACGCAGACTGCTAAAACCTTTGTCACTAAACAAGCAGGTACAAACGCAACTGTTATTGATGTAGATAGTACAATTGGTTTTGATGATAGTGGTCTCATATCTTTTGGTGGAGATGAGCATCAATATACATCTAAAAATTATACACAGTTTGTAGGTGTAACCACACTCACAACTCCTGTAGGTATAGGATCTACAATAACTCAGGGTGGTGTTGCGATATCATATGAAGATGGGGACTTAGATTCTGAAGTCAGAATGAAGATTCTTGGTGTAATCAATAAGTTCTCAGGTTCTGCAAAGACACAACAAACAGGCAGTTCAATCAATGTAAGCACATTGGGTATAGAACAAGATGATCTAAGATGGACAACATGGATTGGTAATACTGCTGCAAAGTATAATATCAAAACTATCACACAAATCTCACCTAATAACTACAGCGTTGTACTTGAAAATGATCACGCACTGTACAAGGGAGACACTGTTGATATAATTGATGCTGACGGAAATGCAATTCAAGGTAGTATAACTGGTACACCTCTAGTAGACACAATACGTATCAATGCTCCTAATATCAATCTCAATGAAACATACTTTATCAGAAGACAACTAAAAACAAAAGGTGTTGAAGCAGTAGATGTACAAAATTCTTATTCAAATGGACAAGATGTTTATGTAGCATCAAATAGTTTACCTCATTGGACAATATCTCCTAAGAAAAGAGTAAGGACATTTTCTACAGCAGGGATAACAACCGACACAAGTCAATTTGTAGTCAATGACCACAACTACCATGATGGTGAGTTGGTTTATTATACATCTTCTACTACAAAACTCACAAATCTTCTTGAGAACCAATCATATTATGTGAAGAAGATTGATCAGAATACACTTGCACTCGCATATACTCCCGAAAACGTAAGAAGAGGTCAATTCATTACTTCTGTGGTAGGAGCAGATTTATCTGGTATAACCACACACTTCTTGACACCACAGTCTGTTTATAACAGTGAGATAGGTGGACAAAGATTACTACGCAAATTCCCAGTACCAGAGTATAGCACAGTCAAACAGCAGACCGTACAGGGTGGTGTTGGTTTATTTGCAAATGGGGTAGAAATTTATTCCTACAAATCAACTGATAAAGTTTACTTTGGATCATTGAAATCAGTAGATGTATTGAATAAAGGTTCTGGGTACGATGTTATCAATAGACCTAGACTGTCTGTCACTCAGACAGGTCACACAGGCATTGCAGCATCAGTTACCTCTCAAGTATCAGGAACACTTACAGACGTGCTTGTAGACTCACCTGGCGTTGATTATCAAGAAGATCCAAACGTAACAATAGTTGGTGGTAATAATCAAACTGCGATTTTGAAACCAAAGATGAAACTTACACCTCAAGTAGTTTCATTTGACTCTACATCAACAGGTGGAGTTGTAGACACATCATTGAATAAGTTTGCGTTCAATACACCTCATGGACTAAAAGCAGGTGAGGAAATAATTTACAATACTAATAATACTGATGCGATTGGTATAGGCACAACACCTGGTAAGTTGATTGATAAATCATCTTACTTCGTAATCAATAGTAATGAGCATGAAATTCAACTCGCAGGCAATCAAGTTGATGCACTACAGGGAACAGGTGTAATTCCTATTTCTGGTAGTGGTGGAGGAGTTCATTCATTTACAACTAAGAATTTTAGAAGAAAGGTAGATAAAATCCTTATTGAAAAGAATGGAACATTTTTCAATAGAAAAGTCTCAACAATCACTGGTATCAATACGTTTACAGACATAGTAAACATTAACAATCATGGGTTCAATTCTGGTGAGATTGTAAAATACAGTGCAGCGACTGGTAGTGTTGGTGGACTGACAAATGACAAAGAATACTTTATAATAAAAATAACAGATAACTCTTTTAGAGTTTCAATATCAACAAGTCTGACTGATTATGTCAATTTTACATCTACAGGTAGCGGAGAACAAGTTTTTCAGGATCCTCCTATTGAAGTTAGAATTGACGGAAGACAAGGAATTACAACAGCAAACGCAACCGCTACCCCAGTCATTAGAGGAAGCATTGACGCAGTTTCTAATGTTAGAGATGGTTCTGAGTACGGTTCTACGGTTATAAATGATAACTTCAAACCAAGTATTGATACGGTTGAAGGTAAGAATGCTTTCTTACAAGCATTTATTGTAAACGGTCAGGTAGATCAGATAATAATCAAGTTTGGTGGAAATGACTTCTTTAGTACACCAGATATTACAATTACAGGTGATGGTATAGGTGCTAAAGCAAAAGCAGTTGTATCTGGTGGGAAGATAGTATCAATTGAGATGATTGAAAAGGGTGCTGGATACACTCAACAAAAAACCACAGTAACTGCAAAAACACCTGGTTCTGGTGCCATCTACTCAGCAAATCTTACAAACTGGACTGTAAACCAAGTAGCAAGATTTGCTAAGACTGGTGACATGTCACAGGATGATGGTTTCTATGAGATTGTAAAAGACACTGATTTAGGTAATCCTTATATAAATTACTTCGTACCAAGAAACCTAAGAACTTTCTTTGGTGATGAGGGTGTAGAACATTCACCTATAATAGGATATGCGTATGATGGTCACCCAATTTACGGACCTTATGCATATAAGAATGCAGATGGTACAGGTGGTTTGACATATGTGCAATCAAGTTATAAGTCTGTCATAAGAACAGACGGACCTCCTACATCACAATACCCACCAGGATTTTTTACAGAGGATTACGTTTATGTTGAGGGATTGGGGGATCTTGACGAACATAATGGTAGATTTGCAGTCACTCCTGATTTTCCAAATGGAGTTTATGCATACTACACCACAGTTGAAACTTCAATCAATGGAAACACTAATAGTCCTTTCTTCTCTGTCAGAGAACCTCAATTCCCATATGTGGTAGGTGATAGTTATAATTCAAAGTATGATAATTTCAACAGTGACCTTACATCCAATCAAGATTTAGATCCAGTAGCATTAGGATTAGTAAGAAATACAACACCACATAAAACAAATACATACGAGTTCGTATCAAACTCAAATAAGAATACAAAAGAAACAAGTAAGATTGTATCTGTTCAATCAGGATCGATTGATAGCATCACTATCGTAAGAGATGGTGAGAACTTCAATGTAGGTGATAAACTCGTATTTGATAATACTAATACGAAAGGTTTTGGTGCTTTAGGTGAGGTAAGTGAAGTTGTAGGACCTATACTTGCACCTACAAACACAATACAATCAAGTATCACTGAATTAGATTCAGTCAAATTTACTTCAAATGGTAAATTAGCAACTGGTATTTGGACTGGTGCACATAACCTTCCTAATAATACATTTGTCACTATACAAGATGCATCTGTTACATTCAATGGTCAGCATCAAATAAAAGTAAGAGAGGTCAGTTCTGGTTTAGGAACTGCTATGCTACACCTTGGTCTTACAACTAGCGTAAGGTTGGAAGATAGTGTAGGTAAATTCAATGTCAATGACATTATCAAGATCAATGCAGAGGAATTCAAAGTCTTTGGTATTGACACACTAAGTAATCAACTTGATCTACTACGTGCTCAAAATGGGACAACTGCTGTAGCACATACCTCTGGATCATCAATTGTTAGATTAGAAAAAGAATTTACGTTCACACCTGTCAAGAATGAATTAGTAGAAGGTGAAGTAGCACAATACTTTAGAGGTGATGGTGACGTTGGTGTTGGATTGACATTTGGTGTAGGTATTGGTTCTACAGTAGCAACACTTGATTTTGGAGATCAGTTTATACCAACTAGAACAATCTTCTTACCAAGACACCCATTCAAAGATGGAGAGAAGGTAACATACTCACCTGGTGCTGGCACATCATTGA